TTAAAATATACTGCTATCTCTTTTCATTTCTTCCATGACTGCATCGGTCAGCATCTTCTCAGCAAGATCCCCTTCTTCGATTTCTGCAGCCGTATAATAATAATCGATAATCGGGCATTTTTCCAATGCTTCGTTAAATTTACCTCTGACGATGTACAGGTACTTATCTGTCAGACCTTCGTCGATATCAGCTTCAAGCTCGTTGATTAATTCAGAGTAATCATACTTAAAAGTATAATTCCCGTCATTGATCCACTTCTGAACCTTCATGAGCGTTTCAAGTCTGAGGTTCTCGATTTGTCGCTCGCCATTTCTAATCCGGGTGATCACTGATCGACTGACTCCGGTCTCATGTTCCAGAGCATAAGCTGGGATAGCCCTGTTCATTAGGACCATTTCTACTCGTGATGTGTTGATAATCATTTTTCTGCGCCTCCTAAATTACGTCTTTCTTTGTTTTAAAACCTTTATAGTAACACTTCATATCATTTTCTAAATTGGTAGCGTTAATAAATCTGTATTTATCAAGATCCAGGGTTTCCAATTTTTCAATTATTTTGTCGAGGTGGTTATTGATAATGTTGACAAAGTTCAACTTGCTAGCCTTCACATTGACAATCAAGTAGCCATTCTCTAAATCGTGGTATTGATTGTCCGCTGAGTGATTAGATAGACGGATTTCATATTTGCCAAAATCTTTATAAGCGCTATCTTTCATGCTGGACAATGACCAGCCCTCGAGTTCTTCGAAGGCTTGGTCTAGCTCATCCATGGCTTGAGCATATTCTCTGCGTTGTTTGTCGCTGCGGTTAAAACTGCGTTTTCGATAAGCGTTATATTTACTTTTCCCGTAAGCCATTTTCATTTACCCCTATTTCATTATTTTTTTAAATCGGCATATCCGCAATCATCAAGCGTAGAAAGCCGTTTTTGTACTGACTCGAATTGATAAGCGTAATTGCCACGAAATACTTCGTAAGTGATGTCTCCCTCGTTCGCTTCGAATTTTAGAAAACCTTCAAAAATTGAACTGCAGATGATAGGTTCGAGGTCAAGGTCGTTGAAGATGATCTCGTCTAGCGCTTCATCCGCTGATAGAATTTCGTATGTTTCTTGAATGTGATCTACTTTAATTATAACGTTTTTCATTTTTCTTTTCTCCTTTACCTTTATCTTGGTTATAGTATAACTCTAACGTTGCCAATCGTCAACTAGTTATACAAAAATATTTTGATTTTTTTATATACTGTTCCTAGTTTCAGAGCAACAAAAAAGCCCTCCCAAAATTGGGAGGGTGTGTGTCTTATATATTATAAAGTTTCCGGCCACGGATCATTCGTTACATATACTATGCTAGAAAAGCGAATATCTCCGATATCCCGATCCGTTGGCACGGGGTCATCAAATTGTAACCGGAATTGGTTTCCGTCACCCGACCCACCAAGGTACCAAGTACCCAGACGTTGGCCCTTGTCGTTAGTAATCATACCGATTTTAGATCCAAGCGGACGAAAACCTACCGGGATACCGTTAAGGTTTAAAATAACCACGTTACGCTCACGGTCCGACCCCTGTGGGACATATCCAACACTACCTCTGCGCTTGATACCAAACCAGCCCCACGATAGACCGCCAAAATTGATCTCGACCGTTGAATTGATACGTCTAAAATCCATGTAAGACGCACCAAGCACGGAAGAAACGTTTTTGGCTCGCACATTTCCAGTGTCACCAGCGAGAATGACCCAGTTATCACGACCAGCGCCAGCGTGTTTCTTGATCCACTTAAAAGCGCCATTCTTGGCTGTGGTGTCAATGTAAGTCACTCCGATTTCCGCATCAAGAGCGTAAGGGAAACCTTGCCCTTTTAGCTCGCTAGACGCACCACCACTAGAACCAACTGAGCGTTTCAACTCTTCCAAATCGTTTTTAGTAGCTAGCTGTGCAGTGTCCACTACTGGAATTTTCGACTTGGTAACAAATGGATCACCACCGTTTTTTAGTTTTTCATCCATTAAAGCGTCTAAACCAAGTTCTAAATGCTTGGTTTTAATGTTTGTGGTCATTTGGTCCTGGAGCGTCGCATATGTTGGAAAGAGCTTGTATGCTTGTGTGGCCGTCAACGCTGACGCTTGTTGGCCCTCGAGGTTTCCAATGTCACGTCCGATCTGTTGGATTGCTTGTTTTAATTTATCCATCTAGCGCCTCCTTTAGAGACTATTTTTCGCCGTGTTATAAATTTGCACAAAATCAGTATTTTCAAGGTCGGTGATTTTTTGACCGAGTTCTGTCAATTTTGCCACAATTGCACTGTCTGGATTTTCACCCGCTTTGATTTTTTCGGCAATTTCTTTGAGCGTGTCCAAATTTTCCGGCACACCCTCGCCCAAAATAGCAGTCTTGACACTAGCGATTGCAGTATCAAGTTGTTGTTGAGTTATGCCACCTTGACCAACTTCGGACTTGTCTGCTTTGTTAGCAAGCGTGGTATTGATCCTTTTTACATCAGTACCTATGGCACGGACTAAAGATGTTAAATTTTCAGTGTTAAAAGTCATTTATATATCCTTTCAAATTTTAGCTAGATTGTACAGTACGGTTAAATCTGGTAATTCTTCTGCTTGCGTGCCATTTGGATGTTCTGCGATATACTTGTCAATTTCAGCCTTAACATCATTCTTGACCAAATCAAGCAATTCACTACTTGTGTATTCATCGCCCGATTGCGTGACTTCTAGTCGGACGCTTTGATCGCTTGGAAAAACGTACCCGGCACAATGGACCTCTACAAGGTAACTACCGATAGGCAGCGGTTTGCTAATTTTAAAGCTAATATTTGACTGTGATACCGTGCTTTCAAAAACTGCCTTGCCATCCGCACCAGTTAAAACAACCCTGGCTTGTTGCCCGTCGAGTTTCACAGGCCTCCACTTTTCGTCTAGCAACTCATAAATAAAAAGGGAAGCTGAGTCGCCCTGTTTTACGACTCGGCCTCCTTCCTTCTGCTTTAAGTTGGTAGCGTTAGATCTAATCATTTAGACCTCCTTACTGCTTAAATCTGGGTGCAATCATCCAGGTATTTGTCCTCGACCCACTGAGCACTAGCTGGGTGATTGATACGTGCCCAGCCGTTGAGCTTCTCGTACACACGGACTCGAGTACCTGCTGGGAGAAATTCCTTATCCTGGCTATCGATCCGTGGACCGGCTTCTACATAGTAGTCAGTGATCAGAGTTCCCTCATAGTAAGGCTTCTCTGAGACTTCAAGGCGCGTGTTGACATCCAGGATACGGTCAAATTCGCTTTGCGCTGGAGCAGGAGCTGGGGTTCCATTTTCACGGAACACAATCTCACGAGGTCGTCCGTTAAGGTTCCAGATATAGTTGTAATCATTCTCTGTCACACCGTCTGAACCGTAGTTACAGTGGATAGCGGTATTTTCGCTAGTCATGATTACAACGTGACCAAATGCACCAAGTGAGCTAGAGCCATCACGAGGTGCCCAGAGAACCACGTCACCACGACGTGCGTCGAAAGTGCCATCCACCGCGTCAAAGATCTTAGCATAGCCAATAGCAGGAAGCGCTTGTTGAAGCGTTTCTGTGTTGTTATTTAGGTTGATTTCTAGCGAGTAAGATACAGCGCTAGAGCAATCAAACTCAATGCGACCGTCGCCATCTGCGTCGTTCCCGTTGCGGTCTCCCATGTCATAATGAACAGGGATGGACTGCAAGTGACGCATACGGGCAATACTTGACTCAATTCTACTCATAATAGGCCTCCTTATTTCTTCCATTCGTCGTTAGCTTTTTTAACTGCTGCCTCGATAAACGTATTAAGTTCTTCATTCGTCAAATGGATGTTTTGAGACTCAAGGCCCTCAATCAAGCTCGTTTTAGCATGCTCGAACTTTTCTTTTCCGTGGATATCTAACTTATCTGCCACTTGCTCTGTAGCTCGTACAGCGTTCTTTGCTAAGATTTCGACGATCTCGATCGCTTTCTTGCCCCCGCGCATTAACAAGTATTTCTTGAGTGCTTGAACCACGATGCCTGTCAAGACCACTAAAATACTCATAGCTGACGAAGTGATAATGCTTGTAATTTGATCCATTTTATTTTTCCTCTTTAATTTCTAGCTCTAAGAAACGCTCAAAGAGCACCCTTATAGCGCCATTTCCGCCTAATTCGACGTAACTTTCGTATAGTTTAGATAGCTCCTCTAGTTCGTGCTGGTTTGTATGTCCGCGTTTTAACGCGTTCTTCAAATTTTCCTGCAATCGAAAGCGTTGGAGCCGTTGAAGCCCTTTCCCGATAATCGTCAAATTCTTATTGTTATCTTTCCCGATTTCTTCCACGTTCGATACTGACTTCTCGAGGGTGTCTATCTTATTAGATAGACCCTCAAGACGTTTGTCAGCTTCCTTTGAAGTTTTTGTACTTTTAAACGAGAAATAACTTGGAATGATAACGACTAAAACGGGAGTTAATTTGTCAACTAGTGCCAATAGGTCCAATTTTACCACCCCCTATTATGCTACTAGCTTACTGGACAGGCTGAGTTTCAAGCTCTCCCGCTGGTTTTGGATCTTCTTGTTTTGGCTCTGTCCATTTCCAGATGCCAATCTTCCCGTTTTTGTCCAATTCCTCCAATTGCTCGAGTGTTTCTCCTTGGTATGTAAACGGTTGATTTACTTGGACCATGACGCGCTTACCTTCGCTGAATTTCTCGGTATGGTTTGGATCCTCGATTGCGAAGATCGCTTGCGCCGGATAAGTTGCGCCAACTTTTCCAAGATCAACTAATTCAAGGCCACGTTTGAAGACTGTTGGATCAAGTGGACGATCGACGTCAGTTACGCGAGCGAGTACGCTCCACTCTGCCACGTCTTTCACTTTTTGAATTTCTTCGTCTTTCTTCGCAAGTTTAGCTTCGTATTCTTCCGCTTGCGTGTGCAAGTCCTCTTGTAATTTCTTGACACCATCAGCCGGATTGAATTCTGTCGCAACTTGTCCGAGGACTGCTTGGATCAATGCCTCGTCTGATTCGTCGTATCGATCCCCAATAAGGACGCGATCAAAGGCTGTGTATGGTGACTCTTGACGGATTGCGACGAAAGTCCGGTTGTTGTCGTGATACTTGTTTACTACTTTAAAAGTCATATAGATTATTCTCCCTTGTTTTGGTTTGCTACTTCATCGAATAGCTCTTTCAATGCCTCGTCTGCCTCGAGGGTTTGGCTTACTTCATTAAGTCGTGCTTGTGTTTCTGCTAGTTGCGCTTGTGCTTCCTCGTATAAGACCTTGTAATTTGTAGCCTCTACGATAGCGTTCGCGAGCTTCTGCGCGATATCATTTACAATTTTATCTACTGTGTTCATGTTGTCCTTTCTTTTCTTTACAACGACACGTCCCAAAATCCGGGCGATCCTTCATTGTACCGATCACGGAATTCTTTTAGTCTCTTGAAATTATCGTTTATATGATTAAACAACTCTCTCAAAGATTTTGCTGTTGCGTTATTAGAGACAGAGTCTTTTACAATGTAGGTATCACCGATTAAATAAATGCTTCTTTCATTTGGTTCATTGAATATTTTAAGGCCAACGAAATTTTTATTAGGATCTAATTGTCCACGGTCATTTACGCCAAGAGCCCATGACGCTATATGTGTCCCGGTCGAGATTGAAGGCGACAAGAACGCTTTCCGACCGCTTGTGTTAAATTCTAATGAATTATACGGAGACTTGAACTCAATCGTTGCCCTCCCATTGTATGATGTGACGTTGTTGTTTAGATCAATCGTAGTATTGCCATTATTTCCACGAAGGATCCCACCTTCAAATGTTAAACCTTTAAATATTCCCGATGTAATGCTTTTAGCGTTTAGATTGATTAGGTTTATTTCGCGGGCGTCGATTGTCCCAGCGGTTAATTTATTAGCGGATACCTTCTCGATCATGCCATCCTTAATTACAGCATTATCAATAACGGTCTGCCCTGTGATATGCGTTAGCCGTCCATCTATTCGGTTTGTGCCATTCGCAAGCAAGTTGATTGAGTTGAGCACGTCGCCGTTGCTGTTTAGGTTTCTGACTGACCAAGAGCCAGCAAGCTGTGTGACTTGCGTCCGTACTGCTTCGACAGACTCTGTACTATCTTCTGGACTCGGTTGCCATAAACGATCACTGGAGCCTTCGTAAAAGTCCAACTCGGTCATAAATAGGCCAGACCATCCCGAAGGATTGCCTTGATAATTAAATAGCAAATACCCTTCGTCAAAAGCACCCGTATTAAAGCTAAATGACTTTTTGACAGCCTTAGTTGCGTCAAAGGCTCCCGGATTTCCTGCTTTGTCAAAAATTACCTGCATTTCGTCAAAATCATTAGTTGAGCCTTTTCTACGTTTGCAAAAAGCAATCTTAAAACGTGCCGTGTTAGTATCAAACACTGTTAAGTTGAGCATATAATTCGTGTTCTGCTTGACGATAAAGCGCGGGCTGTGGACGAATGAGCCACTTGAGAGTTGGAACATTCGTTTTTGTCCGTTCAAATAAAATTGATGACTTGTAAAACTAAGTCGTCCGTTTGCTTCCGTCCAATATTTCAACCCATCATCCGCTCGACTATTTCGAAGCATATTCGGGCCACCAGCCGTGGCATACTTCCCGACTTCGGTTTGGAAAATCTCGCTAGACATAACAAGCCGTGATAGTTTATCTGGTGCGTCTGTTTCGGATGTACCGATGATACGTTCGTAGAGCTTGTTGGTTTCAGTCAGCTTGTTAAACTCAATGGTTTGCCTTTTGATAGCACTTTCAGCTTCGCCAGTCCTTGACATAAGATTAGATAAATCGCTATTGGTGCTACCCACAAAACCGTTGAATGTCGCTCTAGACACAAAGTCCGTTTTGACATTCTGCAAGATTTTGTTATAGATAACCCCGCTATCTGTCTGGTTGAGCGTTTCCGTGACTTTCTGTGTCAAGTCTTGACTAGCTAAAATCTGCTGTTTGATCTGGTCTGATAACTTACTAGCATCTGGTATCGTGCCAGCTTTGGCCAAAGCCTCTTGTGCCTTTGCATTCGCCTTCTCGATCTCGATAGCGGTTAGCTTATTAGCTTCTTCTAGTTGCTTATCAACTTCTTTCTTGACCTTGTCCACATCTTCTGTGTCAATACGTTTCTCCCACATTGACCCATTCCAGATGTACATTCGGTCATAGAGACCATTCTTCTCAAACCAGATATCACCGACTTTATGCTCGATGGTGTCGTCTGGACGGTTATACCAAACCTTATTGCCTTGAGCATTTAACAGATAGTCTGGTAGGCTATTCTCAAAATTCTGTTGCGCCTTTGCGATTTCGTCAACCTTACCAGCAAGACCACTTTGCATCGTGGCACGCACATTTGTACCGATTTCACCAAACTCTACACTGGCATTACGCTCGTTCACAAAGTCATAAGTGATAGTAGTAACTTTGGCAGTTTCATCAGTCAATCCAATCTGTGGATAATAGACAGGCACGATGTCGCATAACTCTAGTTCTTCAATCCAAGCACGATCTGCATAGTCTAGCGTTTTTGCTAAGTCTACATACTCGATTTTGGTATTGATTTTAGGCTTACCGATTGCATTGCGTTCCATGTAGTCAGTCGCAAGTTTGCGTAGCTTGTCAGCGGTTGGGATATTCTTTTTCTTGCTATCAGTGCTAAACTCGCTCGAAAAATCAATAACCTTGATGCGTCTGTGAGCATACAAGGCCTTGTATTTGCTATCTACATAATTCTCTGGGATTGTAACCATGATAGGGTCTGGTTGACTGTCGCTTGTGTCACCCTCTGGACGCTCTGGCGTGTATGTTGCAAAAGGTAGCACACTTGTATATGCGTCCTCGATTGTTTCATCTGTTTCAGCGGATAGGATGTTGCGACCATACTCTAGTACGGTTGGTGCAGTTCGTCCTAATTGCTTGTGCAGTCTGACTGTCATGTTGTCAAACTCGTACTCACCGCCCCACATATCAAGGATAGAGCCTTCCACGCCACCCAAAGCAAGACGGGCATTAGTAACCTTGTCAATACTTAATTTAGTAGTAGCGTCTGTCCAAATATCAGACCATACATCAAACCGATAGTCACCAATTAGTGCGCCTCTCCAAATGGACAGGGCATTAAGAGCGGTGCCGTTTAAGATCGTGCCATTTCTAATAGCCATGTATTCCAGCTTGTGACTGATATGCTGCCCGTAGATTTTAACAATTTTACTGCTATCTTTAACAATCCGAGAGATTTCAAAAGTCTGATTTTTGGTACGTAGCCCAGCATCAGCTTTCAGCTTCATCTCTTTTTTAAGCACCGCTACCATAGGGTCATTGACGGGAATTTCTGCATATAGCGTATAATTCCCGTTACGTTCCCTCGTGGCAGTTCCCTTGGTTACGTTTAGCTCACCAAGGCCATACGTGTCAAAGGCCGTCTCATTTTTATTAAATAGTATAGGCTTCATGCTTTAACCCCCCAATAGGGAGTGAATTCAATCGTGAAGTTCCCATCCCAGCTAATCAGATTACGTCCAGGATCCAGATATGGCATCTGGTACTGCGGACTTCTTACAACCTTGTCCCAGGCTGGCAGATTACCAGAATAGACTTGGTTTGCTTGCATATCCAGTACGATATGGCCCTGTACGTCTTTCAGCATGGTTCTGCGTCCGTTAATTGAGAGGGTAGTTGTCCCGCTACCTATTAACTTAATGATCGGTTTCGCATGCACGTTACCTTTACCATTGATAGATAGACCATTTGAAGCTGAAAACTTGGTGAGCCCTTCTTTGTAAAACTTAATCGGGTGACATTTGAAATTCAGCTTGATTGTACCGAATTGCTTCATGATGGTAGCAATTTCAAAAGTTTCAATGTAACAAGCCTTATAGACAAATTCTGGATCCCAGGATAAGGTCAAATCTTTGTAGCCGTCAACCAGTAACCAGTCTGAAATGTCCACCGCAACCTCGGAAAGAGGCTTGTTTGACTTGATCGTGCATGGAAGCTCGATTGGTTTTGATTTTAGCCTTTTATTTGAAACAATGAGCTCACCGTCACGGCCAGGAACTGCGATGACTTCTACATCATTTCCTGTTGATGTGATGATGTAGTCCTTAGTCACGCGCAGTCCATGTGTGAGACTGGATACGCCGTTAAAAGTAAAATTCCCCATTAAGCCATTCTTCCTCCTTCCAAGTTAGTGTAGTAGGCCATTTCACGAAGTAGTCGCTTCATGTTATCCGGACTAAAGAAGTTGTCATTTGCCGTACCATTGGCATTTAAGGTGTAATTGTTTGTTACATTCGAATTTGACACACTGCTGGATCCACCACCAAAACGCCCAGCCAAAGTAGCGCTCAATCCGCTAGCAATTTCTGCAGATTTTGGTAGATTAAAATCAAATCCACCAGCTAGTTTTTTACCAGCGTCAATCGTCTTATAAGCTAAATTTGACATAGAGTCATTGACATAGTAGCCAAACTTAGAAATACCGACTGCCATCCCTTCCGGAATAGCTCGTCCGATTTGGTCTCTAAAGACCTTTGATGGAGAGTTAATCCGCAAAACAGATCGTGCTGCACCGACTGCAGCACTCGCTATGGATGCGGCCGCACTTGCTACTGATCCAGCCATGGCATAAATACCAGCGCTTAAGCCTTCACCAATGGAGAGACCAGCGTTATATCCACCACCAAAACCACCGGACATGCTAGCATGCGCTACGCTTCTCAAATGGCTAGAGGCACCAGCTACAGCTCCGCCTTGGCTTGCTACGCCTCCTGCAATTCCTGAACCAAACTGATGACCAGCATGCCGTCCATCTGCACCAAGTGAAGCTACGCTATGCTTGGCAGTGGATTGCAATCCTTTGGATGATGAGCTTACTTGACCTTGTTTTAGTCCAATACCAAGAGAGATACCACCACCAAATTGTTGTCCAGCAGTCATACCTTTAATGGACATCGATATCATTTGGCCTGCTGCTGCAAGCGTCATACCAAGACTAGCACCCGTTACTGATCCTTGAGACGAATTGATACCAGTAGAGATACCACCACCAAAATTAGACCCAGCGGTTTGGCCTTCACCAGCCAGCGTACTCATCGCACTAACCGCAGTAGATTTGATAAAATCACTAGCAGTCTGTACAAGTGGAGAACTTTCTGAAATACCTTGTGCATAATTGCCACTCACTTGCGCACCGCTATATTTAGCTTCTGTTGGCAAGTTGTTAAATGCTTGCTTGGAGGCCTCTGTCATTTCAGAGGTAGCTTGTTGTACATCCGGATGACCAGAACGGATACCCTCTGCAGTCTTAGTGGCCACTTCTCGACCTTTAACATCAAAACCGGCATCTTGCAATGCTAGCCTAAACTCATCACCGATAGCGGTAACCATCGCTTGGACTTCTGGTGCGAGTTCCACACCAGTGGCACGAATACCACGTAGGAAGCCTTCTTTTGCTTTGTCGCCCGCTTCTGTCCACTTGCCATTCAATGCTCCTAATTGCTCATCAGAGGCATTTACAAGGGCTTGTGTTTGCTCTGCCATCTTAGGCCCAGCTTGTCGCATCTGTTCGATAAGGCCTTGGTCTAGTCCACGTTGTGCCAAGATTTCAAGGTTTTGCGACCACTTATCTACTGCTTCGATGTTTTTTTGCAAATTAGCAGTCATCTGTTCTGCAGATAAGGCAGTCTGTTGCTCGATAGCTTGGAAAGCGTTCTGTACATCACCTCGAAGCGCTTCATATTGAGCTTTCATATCGTCAACTAGCTTCTTCTGGGTCTCGTTCAATGTTTCCAATGTTAAAATTTGACGACCAGAAGCGTCCTCAACCGCTTTTGCTTGTGCTTCATTAGCACTAGCGATTATGTCAGTGGCTCGCTGTTCAGAGTCAGCAAGTGATTTCTTGCTTTCTTCAAGAGACTTGATTTTCTCTGCGCTATCTTTGAGTATTCCATTTCGTACTTCTTCTTTTTGGGAATTAGATAAGACGCTAGCACCGTACTTACCTTCTGCATTGTCAAGTTTCTCTAATTCTTCTTTTTGCTTCTTCTTAACATCTGCGATCTTGTCGTCGACTTCTAGCCGTTGTTTGGCAATCTCTACAAGTCGTTGGTTTGCTGCCTCTGCTTCTGCAGATTGTTTGGATATTTCAATCTGCTTGCGGATGGCCTCTGCAGTCATATTGATAGTGCCAGTAGCCTTATCGTAAGCGATGTTTAAACCGTCAATACGTGAGTTGAGAATTTCAGCAGAAGAAGCAAGTTCTTTCTTCTGTGCCGCGGTCTTATTCTCGACATGGCTTAGTTCTTCAATCTTCTTAACAAGTCGCTCGTTATCCTCTGCAGTGGCCTTGATTTCCCGTCTACGGTCTTCGTAGCTCTCGTTGCCAGTCTTGACGCTCTCATTAAGGTTCTTGATTGATTGTTGATATTCCTCTGATCTGGCTTTGGCTTCCTTCATTGCCTCGCTATCTTGTGATAGGGCAGATGCTAAACCGACCAAAGCACCAATTACTAGGAAGATACCGCCCGATGACAATGTGGCCAGAGTGCCAGCTAGTCCAGCGGTTGCCCCCTCTGCTATTAGTGAGGTACTAGCCAAGGTTGTCAGAGAGGTTACAAGGTTACCAATTAGGCCACCTATACCCTTGATGATCGCAAGGCCAAGCATAGCGCCTTTGAATGCTAAGATTGCTACGACGGCCCCGCCCAAAGCACCAAGCAGTGGATCAAGTACAGGTTTTAAATATCCTAGAACCTTTACTGCTGTTTTGACAACTGGAGTCACTGCGTTAATTGCATTAACAATAGAAGCGAAAACATTATTGATAATATCTTTAACAACATCCAAGTTTTTGGCAATGCTCTCACCAGTAACCGCTTTGCTCATTTTGTCGAATGCATCAATAACATTAGCGATACCTTTAGCAACTGCACTGACAATGTTAGTGAATGATGTTCTAATACCCTCAGAGTTTTTCTTTGCCATCTCAGCAAAGCCATTAGTGCCTTTGTTAAGCTCAATTAGGCGCTTACTGAAATCATTGAATGTCACTTGGCCACTTTGCAATGCCTTGTAAAAGTCATTTTGTGCCGATAGACCAGCAAAACCAAAACTTTCAGCAGTCTTTTGCAAAGCATAAGGCATTGTTTCTTGTAGTGTCTTCCAAGATTGCAAGTCAACCTTGCCAGAAGATAGCATTTGAGTAAATTGAGTTAACCCACGACTTGCCTCTTCTGTTGAAGCACCAGAGGCGAGGAATGCATTGTTCAACGCAATTGTTAATTTGGTGGATGTCTTCAGATCACCAGTCATTGACGTGAGCTTCTGGGTTGTTGCTACAACTGTATCCAACGTTGTAGGCAAGCCCTCAATGCCCTCTGATAGCGTCTTAGTGGACTGCGCTACATCTTTGGACGAATGCCCCAGTGATTGCATGACCTTAGGAAACCGTTGTAAGGTATCAAAACGATCAATAGCCTTGTCAAGTGATGCTTTCATCAAGTCCAGACCGGCACTAACCGTTTTAAATGCTACGGCCCCGGCTGAAAAGTTCTTAATGCTGGCTTTTAGTTTGTCAAAGCCGGACGCGCTCTCTTTAGCTTTCTGCGAGCTAGAGGCGATTGTGTCCTTTAGCTTGACAAAACCACTTCCAGATTGGCTGGCTGTTTCGCTAGCACGTCGAGCAAGCTCTGCACTTACTTTAAAGCCATTACCGCCAGTTTTACTGATTACCCCAGCTTCTCTGACTTTCTCTCCAGCCTGTTTAAAAGCCTCACCGCTATTCTTGGTTAAAGCTCCGGCTTCTTTGACTTTAAAGCCTGCCGTTTTGAAATCACTTCCTACGCTTTTAGCTTTATCACCAGAGAGCCTCAAGTTATCCCCAGCTTGTTTCAAACCTTTTGCTGACGATTTCGCGTCTGTTTCAAGACTTTTTAAGTCACTAGATAATTTGTTTAATTTCTGTCCATTAACCTGGACGTCAATGACAATTTTACCGTCGGCCATTTATTCCTCCTTTCCGTCTAAATTGTATTTTCTTTGAAGCCTTCGCATTTCTGACCTATATTCGCTCGAGTCATTCTTGGATGGCTTCCAGGAGCGAATCTGGACAATTCTCGATAACGAGGTATCTGTAGGTAGGCCATTCAGTAAGGCTACAAATTCAATCCATGTGAGATTTCCTTGTGCTTCAAAGAGGTTGATATTGTACGCTTGCATAAAACTAGCGTATATATCCATGGCGTCTACTTCAAAATCAATTAAACGAATGTCGTCTTCTTCATTCTTCACTACAGGCATAGGATTACCGTTCCGGTCATAGACCACGCGCTCTTTTTTAGTTTTCAAAAAATGCTCGTCAATATATGACCACACGGCCACGATTTCCTCAGGGTTATCCACAGCCTCGTCTGTCAGCATTAAAATAGCCGTGCGCATCTTCTCGATGTCGTTCATTACCTCGTTGTCAAACATATCGAAGACATCTAACACTAGGTCAAATGAGTGATCCACTTCATAGGTGCGCCCGTCCAGTTCAAAGGAGTTAACTAATGGCTCATTTAATTTCATGAGCAGTCCCTCCCTTTACTTTTTGCTGGCTTTTTTAGTTTTCTTAGCTTTTGCCTTCTTGACAAACGACTCTGTGAGTGCCCCGGATGCCTTAGCTCGTTCTTGGCCCATTCGTCCAAGTTCTGCACCTAGCAAGGTATCAACCTCATCAAATGCAGAATCCAAAGACTCAATGTCTGGATAGCGCTCGTAGAGCTTAGCAAAAGTTCCGTCACCGAATAACACGTCATACTTGATCTCGGTCATTTTCTTCTGAATTTCAAATGCTTCATCAATGACCTTCTTATTGATAACTCCCTCTTTGAGGTCGTCAAATTCTCCGTTATTGGAGCGATCCAGCAACTCTAACTGATACTTGTTAAAGCGATCAGCGATATCTTGCTGAAGCGTAGAAAGCCGTGAGATATTCTCAAGCGATGTGTCGAATTGTAGCTCAACGTCGCCAATTTTAATTGGCAAAAAAGAGCGTTTAATATCAATTGAAATAGTCATGTTTTCCTCCTCTTTTACACAAAAAAGAGCGCCTCAATAGAGACGCTTCACATTATCATACGACTGCTGAAGTCTTTGGAATAGAGTTATACGAGATCTTGCACTCGAACGCTTCGTAGTCTGCAGCGGCCCCAGACCCGGCCTTGATACCAGTAACGGTAGCAATACCGACGTGCTGGTTCTTGCCGTCAGAGTCTACAACTTTGTGCCATACAATCCGGTCGTTGGCAGTTTTGCGTTTCAGGCCAGCAATATACTTCATAGCTGGGTCTTCGCCGTCATAGGTTCCTTTGAACGAATATGCTTCTTTGACACCAGTTACAGTGGTTTCTTCAGTGCCATCACCGTCGTAGTAGGCAGTAGATGTCGTGGTTTCATCTGTGTCATCATCTACGTCCGTGATCCATTTAGCTAATTCCAAGTAAGCAGATTTCTCTGGCTCAGTCTTTGGATCAGTTACTTGTGCGATAAAATGCCCGCGTAGGGCGTTCTTGTTACGTACCATTTATTAATTACCTTTCGTATTTAGAATAGTTAGACTTGCAGTGATGTCCTGCAAGTAGATATAGTAGCCCTGTCCGTCCTTTTCATTCAAAGACGGCTGGGTTGTTGTTAAATTATTAAATAGATATGAGCCGTTTTGACTTGGGAGATCCAAATCAAACTCGGATAGAGCTTTGTTGATTTCCCAGAGGCACTCGCTAGCCTTCCGTTGGTCCGTTGATTTGACAGCAAACTCAAAGATTAGCGTCACGTCACGCGAGCCGTCCATATAGACTTTGTCAACCTTCCCACCAGGCAACGGATAGAGGACCAGACTCTCTAGTGCGTCCAAATAGTCCAATGTGCAGTGGATAGGAAGTGACAGCGTGTTGATGTACTCTTTCAAAACGTAAGCAAAATCGTTGTTATTTTTCATTTCTTAATACCTAACGCTTTCAATCCGACTTCTGCCCAACTATTACCGTGTATCCCTTTAGCTTTAAGGTCCCATCGCTTACCAGTTCCAGGAGTGGTATAGTTATGGAATTCAAAACTGGTGTTCTTGTTGTAAGACGACCCGTAGAACTGCGCCCTTGCATAAGGAGTGTTATACTCGATATGCTCACCGTCCGAGCTAACATGAGCACTCAACCTCAGAGGGCCATGTAGGAGTGGGATGTAAGGATCCATATCAATCATTACCTGGTTAGCAATTTCTAACTGCGCCTTGCGCTGTCTTGCTTCAGACACTTTTTCAAAAGCCTCTCCCAAATCTATCGTGACATTGATAGACATATCACATCACCTCAATCTCGTAGCAATATACCTTATTTCGTAATGGCTCCATGATTGGGATAATTTTAGTAACGATGTATTCTCGGCTTCCATCTTTGACAACCCCTTCACGGTAAGACTCGTCAATCTCAACCGGGCAGTACCGAGGGTAAACAAAGATCACTCCAGGCTTCTGGTAAGATGGGTTCTTCTTACCGGCGGGATTGTTGATGGTCCCTGGCGCGTCAAAGTCACGGTCAAATCTAACAGGGCTTAAAAGGATTGGAGGTAAGAGTGACTTCTTACCCCAATCATCCTTAGATCCCACTTTTTGGATTGTCACCGAGTCGATCAGCGTTCTTTTATCAATATCGACCATAGGACACCCCACGATACAGAAATCCGACCGATTTCAGAGCGTTAAATGCGTCAATGGATAGATTATATCCAGACGCAATTTCAGACGCTCCTGTGCGCTCCTGTGAGCCGTAGGACACCTCTGTGCGTCCCAGCTTCACACTAGCAATTGATTGTTTATCCTCTGCCGTCAAAATGCCTGTGCTATCCAGATAAGCAATCTGATAAGCCGTGGCCAACTTAACCGCCTTCTTGCGTGTCTTATGATCTTTGTCGAAGTCGTGAAAGTCATAAAAATGACGGATAAAGAGGTTAATCGCTAGCTCTGCGCGTTTTAAATGCTCGTCGAAGTTCTCGCTCTCGAAACCTAGCTCACAAAACTCATCTTGAGTAAGATAAGCCATGCAACCACCCCCCTTACTCGATAGCAGGGGGTGTCAAGGCTTCCTCTGTTTCGTTTGTTTCAAGCACTAGCCATTGTTCACCAAATGACGCGTTAATCTTACGATTGATTTCATCCGCTTCAATGGATGGAAGATCATAAACGCGACCTTCAGTGAAGTTCTGGTCTGTGCTTTCAACTACAAAATTACAAGTAGCTTTATATTTGGCCATTCAATCACCCCTCGACTTCGTAGCCTTGGTTGATAAATGCCGAAATTTGTACCGGGTCAGTTAGTTCAAAGGCAACTTTGCCTTTAACCAATTTAACAGCCTTCACGGCCTCTGTATCCACTGGTACCTCTTCAGCAATTGCTCCTGGAGCAGGCTCAACCTTCGCTACTGGTTCAGCAGTAGTTTCTTCTGCTTTGATTTCTGTTACTTCATCAGCCATGTATTACCTCCTTATTAGGCAGTTTTGTGCACATAAATAGCTTTCTTCTTGCTGTCCAAAACAAAAGCGTCGTAACGGATACGACCTTCTACAAGGTAACCATTGATACCTGGTGGGTTATCGTGGATCTTGTAGTCTTCCAACTTGACTGGAGATGTGGTAGCGATTGGATGCGCAATAACGAATGCTACGTTCTGAGGCAAGCGTGAGGTTGGTGTCAAGATAACAGGCAAGCCGTCGATTGCTCCCACTTGGCCTTTGATAGTGATTTCTTGACCGAGGTCTGAGTTCTTCACGAATGTAGGGTCAAGTTTGATGAGCTTGTAGAACTCTGGTGATACGTGGATCTTGCGTCCTTGTTCTGGAACAAGCGCGTCTGTCAACTTAACCTGTGCATCAAGAATTGCTTCATACGCGTTGTTTTTAGTAACCGCGCCAGTTTTAACGTAGTCAGTATCAGCACCAGCTACGATTGTAGAGAAGCGATAAGTATCAACTTCTGGGATGATTACTTCTGACAATTGGCGAGCAAGGGCCTTCCCTGCTTCCATGACGCCATTTGTGTCTTGGACTGAGCGTCGGTCGATTGTAAACGTGAACGAACGGTCCTTTTTAAGGGTCAACGTTTGGACGCTGTTCTCAAGCTCTGCTGCAGTACCGTAACGGGTGTTACCAGTGAGAGCGTAGTCGTTCATTGCTGTTGTAGGGATTGAGTAGACCTTGACAGTGTCCACACCGGTGAAATCGAAATCTTGGTTGATGATACCTGTTGACAAGGCTTCTTTGACGAAGCGTTCGTCTACTTTTGCGTCAAACTTAGATGCATAGTTAATAGTCATGTGATGTGTTCCTCTTTGTATTTTATTTAAACGCTATCGAAGCCAGCGAATAGAGCTTTATCTTCCGGGCTGAGGTTATCGTCTGCCCCAGCGGACGGATTGCCACCAACTGCGAACTTTGGCTGTGGTTCTTGCTGTTGTTGTTCCACAAAAAGATAAGGGCTGGTCTCTTTTAAACCCTGGATGGTTTCATCGAGCTTAGGCTTGCCATCTTCAGCAAGCTCAATCTTGTCAAGATCGATAAAACGCATAAGGTCTTCTGAGTTATGAGCGCCTACATCTTTCAAAGCCAATGCAACCGCGTTGGTTTTCTTGACTTGTGCAAGGTTGGCCTCGCTATCAGTCTTATAGCTTTCAAATTGTGCCTGGAGGTCTGCAAGCTGTTGTTTAGCTTCCTCGCTGGCTCCTTCTTTGACTTGTAAATCCTTGATAGCCTGGTCACGTTGCTCAAGCTGTGTTTTCAAGCTGTCATTTTCTGCCTGTAATTCAGACTTGGCATCTTTGATCGCTGACCCGTACGCTGCCATAATGCGCTCAATTGTGTCCTTGTCCTCAATACCGGCATCAATTAACATCTCACGTTTTAAACTCATAGTTCAAAACTCCTTCCTGTTTTACGTCCAGAAGACGAATTTGTCGGTTTACGTCCGACAACGAAAGCGCCCAGCGGGTAACGATCCCGCGAATAGGTAAGAAAAAAGGAGGAAATCACCTATCCATCCAGATAATGGGCGCAAAATAAAAAGACCAGCAATGGCTAGTCTTCTTCTTTCGGTTTGAAAAACTTCTCACGCGCATAGTCGCGGTGGAGGTATGGCTTATCAGAAAGGAACTCACGTATGGTCCTTTGTTGATCTCTCACCTTGTTTTTAAGGCTATTCACTAGATCGTGGTCTTTCAGTTTTTCAGCTACATGTAGCTTTTCCTTTGTTTTTCTGATAGCACGCTCTAGCGCTCTTTGTTTGGCTTGCTCATTTGCATTCTTAACAGCTTGCTCTGGGGTGATGTCTTTTACATCTGGTCCCAGACTTGGCAGTTCGTTTACGCCAGGGACAAAAGGCGTGAGGATATGTCCACAATTGATACCCAGACAGCCTCCAGGCGTGCCATAACCATGGTCAGCAAGAGAAAGTATCTCAACGCCGTTCTCTTCCCTAGCAGGGCCGTGAGTGACGATATGGTGCTGGAGAGGCGCGCATGCTTCGCGAGCTGTTGCCTTTTTGGAATAATAAAAAGTGTCAATCCCTAACTCGTCCGCTGGCATTGTCCGCATTTCACGGTAGCTTCTTACAACGGTAGTCTTAATCACTGTCCGTGCATAATTATCAATCTTCCAGCGTTTACCTCCGCGGTCCACAAAACCTTTGAAGCCTACCTCTTGCCATTTCACGACTGTGTCCGATACTGCTTTATCTTGAGTAGCAAGGCCAGTTACTACCTTGGCGACTGCCTCTTGGACGATAGCCCGATAGGTCGAGGTGACTAGATGTGGCAGCGTGGTATTGATTAGGTTCGTGATGTCACCGTGCGATTGGACAAAATAGCCAGCCAGCAACTCCTGCGCATGCTTACCATTCCCAAATTCACCCTCGCCCAGGTCGTCAATAAGCTGTTCTTTGGTTGTTTTATAGATTTTAAACCCTTCACTCTCAATGACCTCTCGGAGCTGGTCCTCTGCAATTTTCGAGTAGCGAGAGATAGTCTCAAGGTTCTTTTCATTCAGCAAGTGCATCTGGCTCATTCGTTCCAATTGCCAGATATAAGGGTTCTCTTGCAATGAGACGGAACCGCGAATCAATAGACGCTCGATCACCTCGTCAAAGAGATCCAGAGCCATTTGATGATAGATATCACCTACCTGGCTAGCTCGCAGTAGCAATTGTTCATCATTTATGTGAGCTGGGTATTTATGATCGTGCGTCATTTAATCATTCTCCGTAGGTTTGGACGTCCAACGGGTCCCTTAAGGCCCCGGCTTCATCCATCGTTTCCTGTTTGATTTGGTTCATCATTTTATTTACTTCTTCGTCGGAAAGACCTAGAGCCTTACCGATAGCATACTGCTTGCTGACAAGGCCACCAGCTAGAGCTTTGATGTAATAGTCTAGCTCATTGTTCTTATCAACAAAGACACCATCATCCAGGTTCACTGTGATATTGTCCATGTCTGGGATAGGCCCGCTGTACAACCCATAGAGCGTACCAATTTCACAGATTGAAATCACTAGCTCTTTGATTGATTGCTGAACCAAGCTAACGATACTGTTTCTCATTTGGTACGTGTCAGAGTTCTCAGACACCACCTCAGTCGCTGTCTTCATCGATTTGCCGTCGAATGTAAACATGCCAGGAGAAACGCCTATCTGCATTTCAAAGAGCGCCAAGCCCTCGTTAATGGCCTTGATATAGTCGTCTGAACGGATAGGAGTGGTTAGATCCGTGATACCGATTGGTGTGTCCTTGCCACCGTCAATCTGCTCGTAGACATTCTGTTCTGGGTCAAATTCGCGCGTGACTAGATCAGTGTCTCCGTGCTGGTCAAAACCAATTCGGACGGTTTGGTCTGGCACAGCAACTCTACGCTGTCCCATCTTAACTTCCCACTTGAACTCGTCGTAGGTTGTATTGATAAAGTCAATCGTGCTCCGTGCATTGTCAAAGATAGACAAACCAAGCGGGCTGTTGATGTCCTTGTTGTTCATCCCTGGAGGTCTTAAGTAGGTAAACAGAGGGCGCGTGAGTCCGTCCAGTGTTACCTCTTCCTCAAGATCCTCATAGACTTCAGCAAGCGGTACACGGTCACCGACTTTTTCCTTATCTGGTGATCTGTACAACTCATTGCTGATGATGTATTTTTCATCCTCGGACCACTCATGGATTTCAATCAGAGTGTAGTAGACGTTCTTCTTGTCTATGACTTTAACAGACTTCGTAATGATTGCTGCAGAAGAAATGTCCTGCGTGTTTGCTTGCAACGGATAAAATACTGGAGCCTGCACAAATGAAATCTTGACCTTGTCGTTATCGACGTAAGGACGCATAGCAAGACCGCCCAGAGCAAGACAGCTCTCCAGATACCGCTCAAAGTTCTTGTTGAATCGGTCATTGTAAAGAGTTTGCTGGACGAATTTATTCGCCGTTTTATTACCAACGGTAATCACAGCCTGCTCATTAAATACCAAGCTAGCGACCTTCTTACATGCCACCTTAGCAATTGGTAAGTGGTTCATTTCGCGGTGTTGCGTTTTGCGGTTCGAGTTTCGATAAGATACTGGATCCCACCGGCTCTGGTAGTATCTCAAGTTCTTCTGGATCCGGTCGTACTCTTCCCGCGTGATTGGGATCTTCGGATGTTCTGTGATGTTGCCTAAAGATTGGCCTGTCATTACGTACGTGCTCCTTTTAAAAATATTTTTAATCTTTTGTAAGATGCTCATTTTAAACCTTTCTCTAGGCTTTTAATCTTAGTAATTGCGCGTTATCAACGATCATGTACTGCAGTGCGTCGCATGTGTGATCGTCCTCTTTGATAACCTTAGGGTCATCATCCATTACTGACCGTTCATCCCACTGATAACGCTTGTGTTCCTCGATAAAGTATCTGAGGTTGTTCTCGGTTGGGAAATAATAAAAACGACCATTCGCAAGGAGCGATTGGACGTATTCGGTCATTACTATCTTTTTCTTTTTCGCTACCGGGTGCCAGCGAATGCCAAAGTCCTCGAGGTACTGGTTTCTCAAGGCTCCCTCTGCACTATCTATTGTCATTTCAATCACCCTCGCATTCGGAAATTTCTGTGTTTGCTTGATTACAAACTCATGTAGCTCTTTTGATAATATACTAGGTGCCTTTTTACGCACTTTACCAGCCGGGCTGTAATAGTAGGTATCCACAAGATAGACATTCGAGCGATTAGTTACCACGGCATGCAAGCAAGTAGTCGCTGATTGTTGGTGCCCGGTATCCGCTGCAAACAACTGCCCGATGACGCGTTCACCATCCGGTATCTTGTCTGCGCGTTTAAACAAATCCATGTTATACACGTTGGTACCAAGACCCACTGGCTCACCCAGGTATAAATACCTGTAATAGTCGTAGTCATTGGTTTTGATACGCTCGATTTCATCCAGCATTTGTTCAGTTACAAATCCCAGCTCGTCGTCCAGATAGCTGGACTCATGTATTAAGTACTTATCCGCTGTTCGTAACGAGTCAACCCACTCATTAATCCAGCTAAACGGGTTTCGTGGTGGGTTATACGACCAAAAGAACTGTACGAATGGATAGTCCGGGTGCTTCTGACGCATGAATGTACTGTTCGACTGGTCGAATTCTTCTGCGCTAGCAAACTCTGCAGCTTCCTCATACCACACAGCTATGATTTTACCGACCTCGTTTGATTTCAGCTTCTGGAAATCATCCTGGCCGTAAAAATGGAATGTGGATCCTGTGCGCCTATGAATGATTTTATACGGGCTCTTTGTCTTCTTGAATTGCGGGGTTATCCCAAACTTATCAAGCGCCCAGATTATCTTCTTATATACACTGTCGAAGATTGTTCTACCGACTTTACGTACAACAATAATCTCTACACATTGCCCCTGCGTTATCGCTTTAATCATCATAAAGACTAGCAGGAGAGCAATCACTGACGACTTGAAAGAGTTACGCCCGCCTTTTAAAATGTTGTAAGGCTTCGCTGATCGCCAGACTTTGTAGAACTTAGGATTGATCTCTTTACTAAGTTTTATCGTCGGTCTAATCGTCTGGGATGTCGTCAATGATGAGGATTGACTCATCAGCACCACCTCCCACTTCTTCAAGCGCTTGGGCCTTGCGTTTATTCTCTAATTCAATAGACTTGATACGTGCTTTCTGTTCTTTCTTATCAAGCGTATCCTTAGCACCCTCACTGTTTACTATTTTAGATATCAATTCCATATGGCGCGAACTACCCTTCAGGGCTTTCTGCATTGCCACCAAGAGAAGCGCTGACTCGTAGTCGTCTTCAAAACCCATGTCCTTCAGTACTCTAGAGAGCTGAGGGTTTGAAACTTTGGAAACAAGTAGAGCTTCTAGCGTCTTTTTCATATTCGCTTTTTTTCGTCTTGTTTTACCCGAAGCGATACCGCCTTTTCTCTGTATCTCCCTCTGCTCTTTCTCTGTTCGTTCATTAAACGGGATTAAGTTTTCTTCATTTGCCAATCGCCTCACTTCCCTTTCAAAAAATGTTCTTAATTCAACTTAACAGCCGTCTGACCGGTGTGTTCTTCCCAGCGTTGAATTGTAGCATCCACATACCGTGGATCTAACTCCATACCAAAATAAGTACGGCCTAAATCTTCACAAACGATCATAGTCGACCCTGAACCGTTGAAGCTATCTAGCACATTCCAGCCTTTCTTGCTGGAGTTTCGCACCAGCCGTTCAATTAATTTCAATGGCTTCATGGTAGGATGCAAGCCATTTCTGGTTGGTTTATTTTCGTTGATGATAGTAGTAGGAGAATAAGCCTGCATTTGCTCGATGTATTCGATTAGCTCGGCTTTTGTCATTTTATTCAACTCTTCCACGTCCTCGATGATAGTGGTCAAGGAACGGTCATTCACAAAGTAATGTGCTGCGCCCTCTTTCCATCCGTACAAGCAAGGCTCATGTTTCCATTGGTAATCTTGACGGCCCAGGACTAATGTGTTCTTATTCCAAATTAAACACTGACGTACTGTCCACCCGATATCTGAGCAAGCCCCCCTGAAATTGTAACCTTCTGAGTCTGCATGCCAGATATAAAACGCCCCACCTTCACGTAAAACCGTGTCTGCTGCGAAGAACGCGTCTCTCAAGAACTTTCTGAATGACTCATTGTCCATGCTGTCGTTCATAATCGTGAGAGCTTCCTCTGTGCCACCCTCATATGCCACATTATACGGCGGGTCAGTAACAATCAAGTCAATCTGTTGTCCGTCTACCAATTTAGCAAGCTGGTCTGGATCAGTAGAATCACCACACATAAGACGGTGCCGTCCAAGCTGGTAGATATCCCCTAACTTAGCAATTGGCTCCTTTGTTTCCTCGACTTCAAAATCATCCTCTTCCACTTCGGACTCTGGCTCGTAGTAGTCAAACCCGAAATCTTCCATGTCGATATTTACGATACTTTCAAGTTCTGAATTCAAAAGCTCAATATCGAACCCAGAGTTCATAGTCAATTTATTGTGAGCTAGGATGTAAGCACGTTTCTGTTCATCATCCATGTGAGATAGACGAATTACTTCAACTTCATCATAGCCTAACTCTTGCAAGGCCTTGTAGCGTCCGTGTCCCTCAATAATTACATTATTCTCATCAATCGCGATCGGGTCATTATTCCCAAATTCCTGGATTGATTTTTTTATCTGCTCGATTTGTTCGCGAGGGTGTAACTTCGCGTTATTTTCATATTCAGTTATTTCTGAAATATTTAGTTTTTCAATTTTCATATTTTACTCCAGTAACCAAAAAGAACGTATCTGGATGATACGCTCTTCTCGGGTTATATGGTCTACTTTGTCTCTTGACAAAATATTTTATAAGAAGCCTAGCTGGAAGCACCAAACCAACATCATAGGTCACTTTCTTATTTTTGTTTTTATGGTACTTTTTAAAACGCGAGTGGACGGAATCGAACCGCCGAAAAAACTAGTAAGGAGAATCCAATAGAAAAGGTAGAAAAAAGACGTACAACCTGTCACTCGCTAAAAAAGTGGGAACGGGAATCGAACCCGCACTGTATGGGTGAAAAGTCCATTGCTCTAACCGTTAAGCTACCCCACAACTCATAAATAGGAGACTACCAATGAGCATTCCATGGCTCTATCGGATAATACTATAATAGCATTAAAAATAGTGTTTTTACTCCATATTTTCTCTCAAATATCTCCCAGAAATCACCGAAACTCTAATAACATCCCTGATTTATAGGCTTCTGCGAATTCAATCAATGCTCGATCTAGCAACCGATAGTATTCACTGGAGGAATACCCTAAAGCTGGGTAGATTTCCTTGTCTTGCCTAAATCTCAATCTGCAGTATCGCTCGATTAAGATCTGCGACAAATGATCATCCGATAAACGATTAATGGCCTCTGCCATGTACTCTAGTTCTTGCTGGGCGCTAACTCGTCGCAGGACCATGGTCTCTGTTTGCTTGCTTGGGGAAGCAGGGGCGCTCTTTGGTTCCAGGGAATATGTAGCGGTCACCTTCGGACTGTACTCTTCGCCTGCAATTCGTAAAAATGTACGGTACGACTTCAAGGCGCTCTCTGCGTTTTCCTTGGTCTTGTTTTTCAGCAACTCTTTAAACAGCATTATTTATACCCTTCAAGGCGCAATATAGCGTCCAATACCTTGTTCTTGCGAGCCATCCTGCGCTCCTCCTTTCTTTTCTCATTCTTCTTGTAGACGGCATTTCTTGCATAGAAGCGCTCTACCACTTTTTCATTTGAGCGCCCTCGAGTTGCTACTGCACTATCAAGAGATAACTTCATGCACTCGAAAAGTAGATCTGTTTCAATGAACCCTTCAAATTGTGAGATTGTACCTGGCGTTGGCAGCCTGTGATCTTTTAAAGCTCTTCTATACCGACTCGTGATACCTTGCGGGTCCGGATACTTTATCGACTTAAAGAAATCTATCGGTTTATCGAATTGAGCAATCACCCGCTCGCTTTCTCTAAAGAAATCATCCACTAGTGACATTGACTCACCTCAATTCTTCCTTTAGTTGTCCTCTTCGTCGCATACCACGAAAGAAATCAACTCTTTCGGATTAGTATATAACCCCTTAGCACTCATTAGATGGCCATTATTGAATTGACTAACTAATCTAGTTACATCTTTTTCGTTACACCCGAGTGCTTCAAATTTATGACCTTCTTTTAGATAAAATATAATCTTCATTGTTTTGTTTCTCCTGTAACTCGATTTCTTTCAACTCTTAATTTAAAGCTAGTATCATCACCGAAACATACTAGAGTTGTTTCTTCTTCCCACTGACTTCGTGTGTATGGGTATCTGCTTGGTCGTGTCATTCTTTCACCTCCAACAATTCCGGATTTTCGTAAATGTTGCCGATAACCTCACAATTAGTATGCCGTAACCACAATTCACAACCGTGTTGGTTAGATTCAAGACGATATGCTCCTCCTCGATGCCTTACAATTTCGTAATAAGTGAGGTCAGAATAGACATCCTTAGCCATTTTGACTATATCCCCCTCAAAGATCTCTTTGCCGTTCTTGTCTTTGAGGCCCGTTGATTGCATGAGTTCAACTTTATCCAAAGGAATCGAGTGCAAACTAAATGTGTAATTACATTTAGTACGTTCTGTAACCTGTTCTTTCAATAAATCATTAGAATATGGATATCTATTTGGTCGTTTCATTCTGTTACCTCCTACTTTTCGAGTTTCTCAATTTCACGTTCAACTAGTTCTTTACGTTTTTGTAATTCTTCGAGTTTTTGGGCATCTAATGCTTTCTTGATAATTTCAAGTCGTTCAATATTCATCCTAAAATTTTCTAGGGAATCAACTTTTCGAGCATACTCTCTGAAATTATTCGCCCAATTCCATTCTTCCCAACCGAAACTATTATTTAGCTCTCGCACTAAATCGTTATATTTGCTTTTCAAATCAATGTTAATCCAACGCTGATAGAGCAATACAAATGTTGCCATTACTAGGACTGACACGCAAGCCAAGAACATTACCCAATACATCAACTCTCCCATTTATTCCACCTCCTCAATCTCAACACCCGGACAATCAAACACCCAGCCAAAGCCGGCTTGTTCAAGTTCTTTTCTGGTGAACTTTTCCAAAGAGCCACACATGTATTTTTCACTTCCAAAGAACCATCTTCCTGTAATGTCATCAAGTTTTAGCACTGAAGAATGTTTATATATATCCTTCATCTTCACAATATACCGCTTCTCTTTCTCGACCTCGTAGCCGTCAAGTATAGCTTTTATTAATCTTTTTCTGCCTTCAAGTTCCCTAAGCCCTTCACTCAAGTCTTTTAAATCTATGCCATTGTTATCTCTTAAATAATAACCCCAACCAGTTCTCGAAACATAATATAAAGCTGTCGTAACATCACTTTCACAATTAAAATCAAACGTTTCAAGGAATTTCGCTTCTTTTTCAGATACTACGACTTTCTGTTGTTCGTCTAGTTGTTCGATCAGATCAATAAAGGCTTTCTTCCCCATTTGACTTACAGATACATACTCCATTCCTTCAAAATGTTTTATCAATTCTTTTTTATTCATTCTTCTACCTCCTCGATCTCAATCCCCTC